ACAAGCCAGAAAACTTGTATAACCATGACGTAGTATCACATTATGTGTTGTTTCACGTCGTGATATTAACCGGCGTTCAGCCACATATAGTGTTATATTTTTACCTTGGAGCATGATATGGAAAGTACGCCATTTTCCTTTCAAACAATTTGAGTCTTTCGATTTAATTACGTTGAAATACTCTCTCATATTGAATAACAGTAATTACCGCGATGTTACCGCATGCTACTTTAGTAACACACCCGACCAGTGACTTAGGCAAGTTTGTACGACTTTTTCGTACCGTGTAGTCCACGTTAAACACTCCCCTTTGATTGCGTAAGTTCATTGCTCCTGCTTATATTATTTGCATTAACAAGACTGTAATCATGTTAATGTATTTTAATGTATTCGGAAAAGAATGAATAATCAAAATCATTGATTTATAGGGTATTTTGGACTGGAAGCCCTCTCTTCCAGAATTGCACAAGTGCGCCATAACAGATATATTTTCGGTCGTGTGGGGGAAACCAATAGGTAGCCCTTACACAAAGCCATAGTTTTCGAATTATGGTATAAGCAATCATCACATTGAACAAGTGTTTTGATTACTTTGTATATAGCATTGTTCAATTTAAAATAAATGACAGCTTGATTTTATGGACGTACCTTCAAGTTGGACAAATTGACGCCCACCGATTCATTTCGGTTAAACCCGCCCGACCGGCACCCATCAGCATGTCACAAACTAAAGAAGTAACGATGTGCAGCCCCCGTGAAGCTCTTACAGGAGTCACAGCGGTAGAATCCTCAGATAAGGATTGTGGAACTAAGTCCAATAATAAAAATGAAAAGAAAATTAAAAATCTAAAAATGGAAAAATCAAAAAATAATGTACCTGATGATAGGAGTGTTAAGAATGTTTTGCGTGAATTTTCTTCAGTTATTGAAAATTTTGTCCATGCAAGTGGAAATGGTAATAATACAGCCATCCGCAAGAAAGTAGAAACTATATCTAAAGCAAGCGAAGACATTCGTAATATGGTTTCGAAACCTACTGGCAAAACCAGTAGCCCTAAGAGACGAAATAAAGAGTTATTGGATGATTGTATTAGGCACCAAATGGCTATAAAAGAAATGTTCAAAGACATGACTGGCATAGCTGAAGCTGAGAAAACCTTACACAAATTTGGATCAGCCTTAGATCCCGTATTGGAATTTCAGAAGGACAACCCAGATTTTGGCGAAAGGATCGCAAATATGACAGAACAGTTTGAGGACTTATTAAAAGGGTTTTCAACCTTTAGCAGTTCAGTTGGGGTCACAAGAAATATAGTATTAGCCCTTGGGGTTGGTCTAGGAACAGCAATGTTCTTTAAAAATATCACTAAGACATTTGGCTATGAAATAAGCGATAGGACTGAAGTATTGCTAAACATAGCACTTACTTTCTTAAGTGGTGCCATTTTTACTGATGTTCCTAGGAAAACTATTGATCTCATTAAGAGATTCATTGGACAATTTTCTGACGTTAAGCCACAGATGGAATTACCCTTTGCTGAGATGCTTACTGACTTCATTAATGAAGTCTTGGATTTCCCAAAGGGTTTGGTTAAAATTGGAAAAATTGCATCAGCAGTCGTTTGCATTGATAGGGCTTACACGACTTTGGAAAAGTATTTGTATGCCATTTTCAATGGGCTTGTTGCAATTGTTAACTATTTGATGGAGCTTATAGCTGGGCGTAGCCCAGTGGCTTACATGGTTGGCGTTGACGAGAAAGTCAGTAATTGGGCAAAGGAGACTTGTGAAATGATGGACAAGATATACAGGAAAAAATTACCTGTGACGATGGAATCAGCAGAACTTTTTGCAAACTTACGTAGACGAGGCCTAGAATTTTTGAACCAAGATTTTAAAGATAAGGAGGTCAATATGCGAGTTAGGCAGCTAGTTCAGCAGTACCTTCATTATCTTGAAAAGAATGCACAGGTTTATGCTATGCCATTTGTTGATGACAAGTCGTTTAGACCACAACCTATTGTACTTAACATTTGTGGTGCACCTAGGATTGGGAAAACGGTTGCAACCTTAATGTTAGCTGGGAGGCTGACGACAAAACTGTGCCCGAAAGATGATGTTAGCTTTGCAATTGATAATCCAGGACAGTTCGTCTTCTATTATAGTCTCAAGGATGATTATAGTTCAGGATATCGTAATGAGCCTCTGTTCGTGGCCGACGATGCTGATCAAGTCAAGGACGTATTAGGGAGCACAAATAGTTTTATGTACAGTGTTATAGCGTATGCCAACAATATGCCAACACAGCTTAACATGGCTGGTGTGGAGCAGAAGGGCAATGTTTATTTCACTAGTAAGGTTATTTTGATGACCTCAAATCAGACGACTATTAAAACGGCTTCTATAAATAGCCCTGAGGCATATGGGCAACGTTTGACAGCTTTTTTGATGTACCCCATACTTGAGGTTAGCTTTGCGGATAACCCGCTCAATGATATAGCAGACATTACTAATGTTGGCAGTTTACACAACAGGCGGATTGATAAGGATAAACTCAAATTGAGAAAGTCTGATACAGTAATTCAACGTGACGTTTGGAGATTCCAACGTGTAACTTATGATCACAGTGGAGATACGCTTTATCCTAAAGTTGATGGTCAAGAATTGACGTTCGACGAAGTTTACTCAATAGTCAGTGCTGAATATGACAAGCGAAGTTTTGACTATATTAAGATAGCACAAGAAATGAAAACTGATAGAGCTAAATGGGCACCAACAGATGGGGACGCCATTAAGCCACAAATGGAAGCTCCTGATGATTTCGTCACCCTTGATGAAACAAAGATGGACTTTGCGACCTTTTGCTCGTTGGGTGCGAAAGAATGGTCTTATGATTTGGACAAGTACGACGATGACGAGCAAGTATTTTGCGAGACCTTTAGGAAGCAATATGAAACTTTATCAGGCCACTTGGTTATTGACCGTACTCTACCAAGCCATGAAATCATGAGGTTGTTCAATAGATTTGGCCCTCAGCCCACGGAGGATTTGGGTGTGAAATTTGGCACAATCCATGAGCATTTCAAGACCCGTTTAATAGCTATGATAATAAATGATAAAGATATTGTCTCAGTTGCTGAGGAATTCGCAATATTTATGTATAAATATCACTTTGAGGAGATACTATTAGCTTATCATGGTTTTCCCATGTTTGGCGAAATAACTTCTCCATTAAGGAGGTTTAATGAGTTCATGCGACAAAAGATAAAGACTATTGAGGGCTTCCTTGGTAAGCCCATTTTGACGGGTCCTTACAATTGGTTAAAGGATTATTTAAAACATCACCATTTGTACGTGCAGTTCATTGCGTTTAAGAGAATTATCCAAGGTCTAGTCATGGGCTTTGTTTTCTTTGGCGCTGTGGAATTACTTTGTAGAGGTGTTTCTGGTGCCATTACTTATGGGAAAGAGCGCAAGCGTGCCGCTGATTATGAGAAATGGTATAAGGCTAATTGTAATCCAAAGCCTGGCGACTATTATTTTGAGGTTGATCTTGGTGGTGATGAAGAAGATGATGTTGAACATAGGATTAAAACTCTCAATGAGGGGGTTTATAAGCAATATGATGTTGCTGGAAAGGTCTCTCATGGAAAGCCTAGGTCTAGGACAACACCAATTAACATCCAGCACCAATTCAGCTTACCTGAGACTGATGAAGTGCATGATACACGCACTGAGTCCTTGATAACACCTCTCTTCACGAGAGGGGCTCTATATTTGTACCGTACCACTTTGAAAGAGGATTTGTCAATGGGCGTTGCAATTTGTGTTGACAAACACAAGTATATTATGCCCTCACATTTTAGGTTCGTAATTAATGGTCCTGCCAAATACACTCATGTTCATATGGAGGATATATTGGGACATGGACATACAATAACTATGAAGACCTTTGATGAGAGCATATTTCATGTTGACACGGAACGCGATCTCATGTTTTGTGATTTTTCAAAGGTCCCAAATTTGCAAATGGGTAAGAGTATGTTTAATCACTTTTGTGATGAGGAATACATGAAAACCAAGGAGAAATTCTGGGCAAACTTCTGCACATTGGGAACTGCAGGAAATGTATATCATATACAATCCTCAGTAGCAAACGCCGTGCAGGAACCAACCGTTAGAGTTGAAGGTTCTGTTGGGGTGCCAGCTAGTACTTATAAGGATGTTGTCCGTTATCATTTGCAAACACTTGAAGGAGATTGTGGTTCACCATTGCTCCTGCTAGACAAGTATTGCAATAAGGGCAGGATAATAGGTATACATGTCGCTGGCGCATCCCAGCGAGCAGTTGGTTACACCAGTTTGATCACAAGACAATATCTTCAGAGTGTTCTGAACAAGGTTTATCCACAGATGGCACTTGCTAGGACAAACCTTGATGATGAGGTACTTAAGAGTCAATATGGCTATCTAGTCAATAGTGGTTTCAGAATAATTGGGAAGGAAATATATACAAACCATTTCGCACCAGTTTCACAAATAATCCACTCGAAGTTGTTTGGCATCTTTGATACTGACAAGGTACCTTCACGTTTGGGGCCTTTTGTCTTTGATGGTGTCACCTATGATCCATTAGCAATTGCCATTAATGGTTACAGCAACGTCAATAAGCAAGTTGACCAAAATTTGTTGACTAATTGTAGTAGATCATTGTGCAATGACCTATTCCATAGTGAAGTTAGAAAGATAGAACCTCGCTTGTTAACATGGAAAGAGTCAGTTGTTGGTATCCCAGGATTAGATTATGCTGAACCCATTCCAAGAAATACTAGTGCAGGTTATCCATATAAGTTTACATTATGCAAGGGTGATCCTGGTAAGTACTCAATATTTGGTTCCGATGAAGAGTACAATTTGGACAATGAAAAGTACCATAGCCTATTAGTCGACTGCTTAGACCTTGAAATACAAGCAGCTAAAGGTGAACATCTTGGATGTATCTTCCTTGATTTCTTAAAGGATGAGAAGAAAAGTAGGGCTAAAGTGTTGGCTGGTAAATCAAGATTAATTTCTTCATCACCACTACATTTCACTATGCTTTGTAGACGTTATTTTCTCACTTTTTGTTCATGGATGATGGCAAATAGGACTTACAATGGAGTTGCTGTGGGTGTCAATGCATTTTCTGACGAGTGGAATGAGGTTGCAAATGTTTTCTCCACCAATCAACACTACGTGATTGCTGGAGATTACAAGGCTTTTGATAGAAGTCAGACTAGGCAGATAATGATGGCTATTTTGGACAATGTCATACAACCATGGTATAGTGATAGCCATTACGAGGAGAGGAAAGCCATATTCCTCACAATGAGTGAATCCTACCATATGGTTGGGAATATAGTTTATCAATGGCCAGCTAATCTACCTAGTGGATGTTTCCTCACCACTATTCTGAATAGTTTGTACAACTCGGTTTTGATTAGGATGTGTATGAGTTTGATTTACAAGGACAACATCCCAGTTGCAGTACCAAAGTCCATTAAACACATTACAAACCAAGACAATTGGTCGTTGAAACGTAATTTAGTGATTAGGGGCAGCACTGCGAGTCATGTCAAAACCCCTCATTTAGGGTATAGTTATATAACCTATGGTGATGACAATATCATTGGCATTAATGAGCCAATGCAATTCATTCGACCAGATATGATAAGGATTTATATGTCGCACCTAGGTATGACCTACACGCCAACTGATAAGGTGACTGAAACATTTCAGGAGTGGAACTCATTGACGGATGTGACATTTTTGAAGCGTGGCTTTAGATGGGACACAACTGTCAAGATGATGGTCGCACCTTTGGAAATGGAGGTGATCAAAGATATGGTTATGTGGACAAAACGAAATTCACAATCTCTTGCAATAACACAATCAAATGTCGAGACATCAATAATTGAGATGGCATTATGGGGAGATTTGGCTTATGATTCACATTATGCCTATCTTCTTAAACATTGTAGGGTTCGTATGAATTGGACCCCTTTCGCAGCACCGTGGGAGGAAGTTATTCGTAGAGTCTACCAATTTAGACCTCCACCAACGTTAAATGTTGAAACAATAACGGAAGAGGTGGAGCAATTGTTAGCTGTCTAAATTGATAGCTCCGACCCGATATGTCATTAAACTAGTTCTCTGGTGTGAACACACTCGTTGGGAACGATATCCCGTCTCATACTTTCACCGCGTATGAGATACCAAAGGTGGCGTTGAATGTTCAAACCCGGCATCAATAGCGTATAGGGTAAGTGGAAATCCTTCAAATGATCCAGCTCATTATATGGACACCCATCGTAATCCACAATTGTGGGCTTTAAGGATTACGTAAGGCTTTGATGAGTTGTTCTGTACTGCTTACTCCAGACTGTAGGAGAGAGCACCCCACTATGTGCACATTGTATAGTTCTAACATGTGTGCAGACAATAAAGGACTGCTGAATCAACAAATAATAACACACAAGATATGACGAATACTGAAGATATTACAGTTTCGCACACAGATATGCCACCTCGTGTGGCGACTATGACTATGGTCAAGAGTATTAGTCCTTCCTTATTTGAGACAGCTGAGGATGGAAACATTTATGATATTAAGAGTTTCCTTTCACGACCTCAGATATTGTCACAAGGAGACTTCACTTCAACTTCTAGTTCTGGCGATTTAATTTTTGGCATGAATGGTTTATTTCGTTACATTTTGACTAATATTTCGACTTATTCCAAGAAGATTTATGGTCATTATATAATGAGAGCAACCACGGTTTTCCGACTTCAAGTCAACAATAGTCCATTTCAGGCTGGTAGGTTGATGATGGTGTATTGGCCACAAACTACTACACAAGATCCAACCAAACATTTAACTCGTCTTACTCAATGTCCAAGGATTGAATACGATCTCGCTACTGATAGTGAGGTCCATTTCAAAGTTCCTTTCATCTCTCCTTACTTGGGATATGATTTGACCCTTGATGACATTGAAACTGATGCAGGAAGATTTCAGTTGATCGTTTATTCTCCTTTGAATACTGGTCCTGCTGGTGAAACCAGTGCTGAATACACTCTCTGGGTGCACTTTGAGGATGTGCAATTGAGGACTGCTGCTCTTTCTACTAATAGTGTCATTCCACAAATGGGTGGGAGACGAAAGCGTACTGCGGCTTATTCAGTTACTGAGCAAGAAATTGAACATGATGGTCCTATTTCTTCAGTACTTAGTGCAGTGTCTAAGGCCTCCACTCATTTGGCTGGTGTGCCAATTCTGTCAAGCATTGCTGGCCCAGTTAGTTGGGCCGCAGGCATTGCAGCAAATGTTGCGTCAGCCTTTGGTTTTAGCAAACCAACCATTGAAGGACCTATCACTATGACAACTAAAAGGATTCATCCTTTTGCTTCGAACAGTGATGGTCAAGATAATGGTCAGTTGCTCTCACTATCTGCTACAAACAAACTTGAGATGGCACCTGGTTTTGGTGGATCAGACATTGACGAGTTGAGTATTGTCAAGTTTGTGACACGACCTTGTTATTACACCACTATCGATTGGGCGGATTCTGCAGCTAGTTTGGATATTTTGGGTTCTTACTCATTGAACCCTTCTAGCTATTTTAATACAGCCACAGTTGGTGCCTCTTCTTTACGATATAGTAGTCCTATGGCTTATCTTTCGAATTTCTTTTATTATTATAGGGGGAGTATAGGTTTTAGGTTTAAATTCGTTAAGACGGAGTACCACAGTGGTCGTGTTGCAGTTGTTTTCGTCCCAGGAAATGGTCCAGTCATAACAAGCTTTTCCACAGTAGCTTTGACTTATTTACATAAGGATATAATTGATCTCAGAAGTTCTAATGAGATTACAGTCACCTTTCCTTTTGTTAGTAAGACACCATATCTACCAGTTGGAAAGGCGTATGGTAGAGCATATCTAGTCGTCATCAATGATTTACGTCATCCTGAGACTGCTTCATCAAACGTTAAGATCATCGTTGAACCTTTTGGGTGCGATGATTTTGAGTTTGCAGTACCAGAGACACCTAGTTATGCTCCAGTCACGCATCAGATGGCAATTGCAACTGAGGGTCAAGCTGACAATTCTTCAACTGAAGAGGTTGCCAATGCACCAGTTGGCACCTCAGTGCATAACCTTGTTGGCGATGTCACTGCTAGCAAGTATTGCATTGGCGAAAAGATTTTGTCAATTAGACAACTTTTGAAGCGAGCAGCAATTTCAATGCGTGTTACTTCAGCAGCTGGCTCTTCTTTTAGATGGACTGACTTTTCTCCGTATTTAGCTCACAGTCATCTTGTGACTGCTGCTGTAAATACTCCAGCTTCGACTGGCAATTTTGATTATGTTGATTATTTTGCGCCTTGTTTTTCTCTTTTCCGTGGAGGTATGAGAATAAAAGTTCTAGTCGATGGAACAACCTCCACAAGTAGTTTAAGGGTTTCTTATCTCCCTAGACCCTTCCTTGGCACTATTCAACCAGCAGCTTATGGACAACTCGACGCTTCTACAAGTGTCGTTTTGAAGCCTTTGCTTCCTGGTGTACAATGTTCAGCCGGGGAAGATCTAAATCCAGAGATTAATCTACCCTTTTACAACAATTGCCAATCATCTGGCCAGATGATAACTAATGGCAATAGCGCCTATAGCCTTAAGGAACACAATCCTTTTGGTACAGTACGTATTACGTATTTTGGCGCAAACAACGCCTTCATTAAGCGCTCAGTCTCCGATGACTTTGACTTTGCAGCTTTCGTTGGCGTTCCGCCACTCATAGCATTAAACGCTACCGATTATCCCGGTTTCGTTTCTTGCTAAGAAAATCACACGCGGTCACTAGTTTTACAGGTTTTACTAGTGTTCTCACCGCACCTCGCTATTGTCCTGTTTTATGCAATAGCCTTGTAGAGGTGAAGAAGAAGGGAATAATCAATATTATGTGTATTGAGCTCTACATGCGTGTGATCCACGTATTACTGGGGGCTCAATAATTGACATTCCCAGGTATTAATAATATGCCCAAGGGTTAGTATAGACATCGGATATGCTCACCCTTTTTCTTATTTGGC